AACCTACAGAAAGAGGTTTGCAGGTAAGGAATTCAGATGGAGATACGGCAGCAGTGGAAAGATATGCCTCTACGGAGAATGGAGACTCCCACAGATGAGACAGAGCGGATACGCCTGCCTGGTCGAAGGAGAATCTGACACACAGAGCATGTGGTACATGGGAATCAGCACCCTCGGAGTGCCGGGAGCCTCTATGTTCAAGCCGAACATGAGCGACCAACTCCAGGACTTAAAGTTATACATCCACCAGGAACCGGACCAGGGCGGCGAAACGTTCATGCGGAAAGTCATCCAGGGACTCCGGGACGGTGGATTCATTGGCAAGGTTTACAAATTCAGCTGCAGCACACTGGGCGGAATCAAGGATCCGAGCGACGTCTTCATCAAATTCGGAAAAGAGGAAGGCGCAGCCAAGATCCAGAAGCTCCTGGAGCGGGCAGAAGAAATAGACCTGGCAGCACCAGACGTGATACCGGAATCCATCAAAGGGGCACCGGTCAATCTCCGCCAGCCGGAAGGTTGGATCTATTCAGACAAAGGAATCAGCCACATAGATGAGAAGACATACGGACCGGTCATGGTCTGCAGAACACCGATCATTCTGACGCAACGACTCCGAAGTCTGGAAACCGGAGAAGAAAAAATAGAGATCGCATTCAAGAGAGACGATGAGTGGCACAGAGCAATCTACCCACGATCAACGATCTTCACGGCCAGAGGCATCACTGTCCTGGCAGACCTTGGATGCACGGTAACATCAGAAAACGCAAAGCAGGTCGTCCGTTTTTTATCGGCTCTGGAAGCAGAGAACATCGACATCATCACGAAAGCGGATGCAACGTCCAGCTTCGGATGGCAGCCAGGAAAGCGATTCATCCCAGGACACGACAAAGACATCGTTCTGGACATTGATCCATCACAGAAGGGAATGGCCGCGGCATACTGCCAGACCGGATCCTTCGATAAATGGAAAGACACCATGCAGCCGCACCGAGAACGCGACAAGTTCCGGTTCATACTGGCCGCAGCGTTCGCAGCTCCACTGCTGCGGATCATCAAACAGAGAATCTTCTTCGTATACAACTGGGGATCCAGTAAAGGAGGAAAGACCGCCGGATTAAAAGCAGCACTGTCAGCCTGGGGAGATCCGGAACGACTCATGGTAAACTTTAACGCCACCCAGGTCGGCCTGGAGCGAACCGCTGCATTTTACTGCGACCTGCCACTTGGCATCGATGAGAGACAGCTGGCCGGAAAAAATCAGGAAGGACTGGAGAAGACAATCTACATGATCGCATCCGGTACCGGAAAGATCAGAGGCGCAAAAGGCGGCGGCCTGCAGACGATGAGACAATGGAGAACCGTAGCCATGGCAACCGGTGAGGAACCACTCTCCACAGATACATCGCAGACTGGTGTCAGCACCCGTGTGCTGGAAATCTACGGCGGACCATTCGAGACAGAAGAACAGGCCAGCCTCATGCACCAGGAATCAACTCAGAACTTCGGATGGGCGGGCCCGGAATTCATCGAACACGTCCTGAAGGTTTCAGAGAAAAGCATCTGCGACAAATACGATGAGATGCTGCACTACGTAATGAGCATAGCAAAAGGAAAGAGCGGAAGCCATGTGGCCGGAATCAGTGCGGTCGCTCTGGCCGATGCCATGATAGATACATGGTTCTTTGGTAGCCAGGATGCACCGGAGCCCGAAGCGGATCCGAAAAAAGGGAAAGACGATGAAAAACAGATAACAATCAACCAGGAGTCCTGGGACAGAGCCAAGAGGATGGCAGCATCCATCCTTCAGGAACAGATCGCAGCAACATCCGGAGACGTAAACGAAAACGCCGTGCAGTTCATCACCGACTGGGTAATCTCCAACAAGGCATACTTCGGAGAGAAAGCCATCGGAACGTGCCTCGGCACCATGAGCGAATCCGGGAACGTGGCGTACATTTTCCCATCAACACTGAACCAGGCGCTGACCAAGGCAGGATACAGTCCAAGGAAGACGCTCAAATACATGGCAGACAACGGACTGATCGCCACGGCAAGCGAGGGATCCGACTCGAAGCAGCGATACTCAGTAAAGCGACGATTTGACGGAAGAAGCTGCAGGTTCGTGGAATTCAAGATCGGACAGTTCAGCGAAAAGGATGACGACATCGAATCTGAAGCTGACAAATACGAGCAGGAATCATTCACGGATTCAGACGGATTCATGAGCGTGCCAGAAGGCATGGAAGAAGAATTACCATTCAAATAAAAGGCGCAAAAATCGCCTGAAAATGTTCCCACTCAAAAAAGTGGGAACGCGAGTGGGAACGCGAGTGGGAACGCAAGAAACCCAGCAACCGCGCGGCTTTTAATAGATATGTTCCCACTGTTCCCACTAATTCCCACTTATTTATTGTTTCGTGGAAAATTTTACACACGATGCACGAATTTCATGCATCACATGCAAAATTCTATAAAAACATGGTGTGTATTTCAAAAAAGTGGGAACAGTGGGAACACTCAGCGCAACCCGCGTAAAATAAGGGTTTGTCGCGTTCCCACTCACAAAATGCAGAAGTGGGAACAGGAAGGAGTGGGAACGGTGGAATTAGACCTAAAAAAACTGAACCAGGACATCGCAACCCTGCGTAAAAACAGGGAAAACGTGCCACTGGAACTCCTGAAGACCAAATACAAAAAGCCTTATGCAAAATTGAAAGAGGAAATCCGCGCACAATTTGAAATTTACGTGAAACACCTCATCATGCTCGGAATTTTGAAAACAGGTCCGGATCTAACTGGAGCGAAAGCCAAAAGCATGGTCGATCAGATTCAGAAAATCATCGATGAGGAAAAGGCAGCAGGGCACCAGAAGGAAGTCACGCGTGCAGTATTTGAAGAATTCAATCTGACAAAAGCAGAGAACCTGGCCTGCGGATATTACACAGACCGAGTCAAGTATGAAGCATACGCACCGTACTGGCTGGAGCATATCCACCAGGAACCGGACGGAAAAGTGACAAGCGACCTGCTGCCAGGCATGACATGGCACCCGGAAGCGGGCGTGTGGGTTTCCTTTTCAGAGCCATCGTTCACTTTGATGATGCCACCCACCCAGGCAGAAATCGATGCGCAGCATAAGGAAGACACGGAGAGATTCAAAAAATATTTGAAAGAGGTGAGGCAGGAATGAACTACCAGGGAAACAACCCGGAAGGATATCCGGACCCGACAGCCAACCAGGCAGTAGGAATCGTATCCAGGGAAGAAAAGGAAGCTGCGAAAGCAAAGAAGCGAGCAACCAGGGAGTATGACATCAGAGCAGCCATGAAAGCAATCAGAGCGATCGCCGGAGCATACGGACTGACGATCGAGAACAGGATCATATTTAAGGACAAAGAAACGGAGGAAATATTCAGATGACCAACAAGGAAAGATTTATCGAATTATTAAGAAGCACCAAGAGAGAAGGAATCGAGAAGCTCATCGACTTCCTGGAGAAGACCGACTTCTTCACAGCACCGGCATCAACCAGATTCCACTCCAGCTACGAAGGAGGACTGCTGCAGCATTCGCTCAATGTTTACGACTGCCTGGCTGGCCTCGGAACCACGACCGGAGATGTTCAGGAATTCCAGACTGCAGGCATGAGATTAGACTCCATCCCGCAGGAATCAATCATCATCGTGGCGCTGCTCCATGACCTCTGCAAGGTGAACTTTTACGCCACAGAGATGCGCTGGCGCAAGGATGCCAATAACAAGTGGGAGCAGTACCCGGTATACGCGGTCAACGACAGAAACCCATACGGCCACGGAGAAAAATCAGTCATGATGGCATCAGAGTTTATCCACCTGACCATGGAGGAACGATACGCAATCAGATGGCACATGGGAATGAGCGAAGCCAATATCATCCAGACATACTGCCAGGCCGCAGAGAAATACCCGCTGGTATTATTCACGCACATGGCGGACCAGATGGCCACAAGCTACCTGGAGACCAACACCGGAAACAAGAAACCGGAAGACATCTACCTCGGAACGGAATCGGCAGCGCAGGATCCGGAAGAATTCGCAGAGGCGGAGCCTATCTAACAGGAGGGCAGCCATGAACACAGAAAGAGACGACAGAGAGCAGATCGAGGCCATCAGAAAGATGATGGCCGAAAAGGAGGAAAAGAAGCGTGCTAGAGAAATACGAAAAGGACTTCGACGAAAACGAATTCATGCGTTCCTTCATGGAAAGAAAGCAGATAAGCACTAAGAAGCAGGCGCTGGCTGAGCTTCGGAAGCTGATAAAGAAGGAAGGATACTATCAGACGAAAATCAAGGAAGCTCTGAAGAAACGATATCCGGACGCCTTCGTGGCCAAGATCTCCCAGGGAGCATACAGCCAGGCAGGCATCCCGGACGTCATGTTCATAAAGGACGGTCACTACTTCGGATTTGAGGTCAAGCGTCCAGTCGTCGGAATCAGATCCAAACTGCAGGAGCAGACAGCCAGGATGATCCAGGCCGCAGGCGGAACCGCAGCGTTCGTCTGCTATCCAGAGGAAGCAATCAGAGAGGTGGAAGAATATGAAAAGAGCCAAAGATAAATACATGATCAACCGCACCAAATACAAAGACATCAAGAGATACGACCATCAGCAGATGGAGGACTTTCTGACAGACGTCTACAAGAACGGATACGCAGACGGAAAGGAATCCGTGACCGGAGTGGAACTTCAGGACGTGGAAAAAGCGCTGCAGGGCGTCAAGGGCATCGGGCCAATCGTGTGGAACAGAATCAAGGAACGTCTGGCCGAGCTTTTCAGAAAGGAGCAGTCATGAAAGCACTAACCATTATACAGCCATGGGCGACACTGATCGCAAGCGGTCACAAAATGAACGAAACGAGATCCTGGAAAACCAACTATCGCGGGGAAGTTTTAATCCACGCAGGGAAGAACCCGAAGGACTATACAAGCGGATGCTACATTGACGATCCGGATGGCCGACATTTCCAGGAAGCTGGAATCACACCGAATAACTTCGAGGACCTGCCAAGAGGATCAATCATCGGAAAAGCAACCCTCGTAAATTGCATCCACATCAATAAGGAGTTCAGAGATCACCTGAAAAGAAGCAATCCCGCAGAGTATGCGTTCGGAGACTACCGGATAGGAAGATACGCGTGGGTGTTTGAAAATCCGGTGCTATTTGAAAAACCAATACCGGCAAGGGGAAGACAGGGATTGTGGAACTGGGAGGATGACGCCAATGAGTAAAAGAGAGTCGATAAACCAGGAACCGCTCACCATTGAAGAACTGAAGACAATGGCTGGACTTCCGGCCTGGTGCCCGGAAGAAGAAGCATACGGAATCGTGATGTGCGATAAAATCGGACAATGGGCTGGAATCCCATTCTTGCATGGAGTCTGGTACAGCGACGATGACGGAGTAGGCGTGGAATTCAACCACAACATCATCGGAAGAAAGCTGAAATGCTTCAGAGTAGAGGACAAGAAAGAGATTGCCATGCCGCCGCAGAACAAAGAGATCGGCTTCGGAGACCAAACGCTGGCATGCCCGAACTGCGGTCAGAGCGCCATAGCGAATCCGTTCAGAAAAGACAGAGAGATCTATCCATACTGCCCATGGTGCGGTCAGAAGCTAAAGGAGGCAGAAGATGAGCAGACAGAGTAGAGAACTGAAGAAGCAGCAGGAAAGAGCCAAGAAGTACGGATGCGACGGAAGATGCTACTGGAGCACCGGAATGTGTCCAAGCGTCGAGATCTGCGACGAAACCAGAGTCGGAGAGGCCATCGCAACGGCAATCGGGCTAATCACAGTCTTAGCAATGATAGCCATGGTTCCAATCATCGTGATCGGCGGAGCAATCATGCTGATCTGGTCAATATTTGCAGGATAAGGAGGAAAAGGAATGGAGAACGATAAAATTCACGACTACACAGATGCATACCTGGAAAGCTACCTGAGAGCGCTGGACAAGACGCACA